TACGAGTTGTCTATGACTGATCCTGTCAAAACCGCTATTGTTGGGGCTGAATTGTTACTCAGCGGAACAAATGCCTAGTCCAATTGCAACTCCCACCCCGATTACTCCGCCGAGAGTGCCGTTCATTGACCAAAGAACCGGGCTGATTGATCGTGCTTGGTACTTGTTTTTTTTGTCTTTATTTTCAATTGCGCAGTCTAGCGAAGATTGGAACAAAGGATCAGACGTTAATTCATTATTGGCGTCTTATGATTCTGCTTTGCAGAAGCTATCTGAATTTGTAGAAACCAAATCAGACGTTAATTCATTATTGGCGTCTTATGATTTTGCTTTACAGAAGCTCTCTGAATTTGTAGAAACAAAACCAATTCAAGAGTTGCAATCGCAAATTGCAGAATTAGAAAAACAAGTGGAAGGGTTGCAAATGAACCCTCCACCTAGACATTTTAAAAGATCGCGTTATGGTCAATTTCTTGACACAACGACACAAACTGCTGCCGCAATTAACACCGCTTACGCTATTACTTACAACACAACAGATGTTAGTAATGGTGTTTATTTGGGGTCGCCTTCATCTAGAATTTATGTAGATGAAGAAGCAATTTATAATTTTATATTTAGTATTCAGATTGATAAAACTGCTGGCGGTGTTGGGGCGTTTTGGATATGGCCTAGCGTAAATGGAACAGATGTCCCAAACAGTGCTAGTCAAATGAGAATTCAAGGCAACAACGCGGAAATTTTTTCTGCCGTTTGTTTTTTTCTTGAGTTGGCCGCCGGTGATTATGTGGAATTTAAATTCGCAGTAGATGACACAACCGTGGAATTGAAAAATTTCCCAGCCTCTGCTTTTTACCCGGCAATTCCGTCAATCATTGTGACCGTAACCAACAACATTGAAGGGGTTCAGTAATGACCGTCACTGTAAAAGTTCTCATTCCCGCCAAGACGGCTGAAAACTCTCAGACTACGCAATACACCGCAACCGGTGTCACAACAATCATTGACAAGTTTACGGCCACCAATTACAGCGCCACGGCGGCAACAATTTCTGTAAACTTGGTCACAAGTGCAGACACGGCTGGGAATCAGAACTTGATCACTAAGTCCAAGACCTTGCAGGCTTCAGAGGTTTACACCTTTCCAGAGCTAGTTGGCCAAGTGCTTGCCCCTAGCGGATTTATCTCAACGATTGCAGGCACCGCTTCTGCTATCAACATTCGGGCCAGTGGGCGGGAGATCACATGATCGTTAGGCGAGCAAATGAAAGTGATGCTGATGGCTACACAGAAGCCGCAGCAAAGTTTCATGCTGCTTCGCCAATGCATGGTGTTATCGCCTTCGACAAACCAGGTTATAAACAATTTTTCCTTCAATCGTTAGCTAACGATTCAGTCGGGGTTTGGGTTTGTGAAGTTGACAAGAAAATTGTTGGAATCTGTGGAGCAATCGCTTACCCCTTGTACTTCAACCCTTCATCGTTGGTGGTTCAAGAGCTGTGGTGGTGGCTTGACCCCTCAGAAAGAGGGAGCGGAGCTGGTTCACAAATGTTCAAAAACATTGAACAATGGGCCAAAGCAAAGAACGCAAATGCTTTGTTTATGATTGCCCTAGAAGACGATCGAGCCCCCAAAATGGAGCGGCTCTACTCTAGAGCAGGGTTTAGGCCAATGGAACGAACTTTTATAAAAGAGGTGTGATATGGCAATTGGCACAGGAGCAGCACTTTTAGGCAGCGCCGTAATTGGAGGGATGGCGTCAAGTAAGGCTGCAAAGTCTCAAGCTGCCGCCGCCAATAGAGCAGCTCAACTAGAACGTGAAATGTTTGAGAGGCAAATTGAGCTTCAAGAACCTTTCAGACAAGCTGGGCTCACGGCTCAACAAAGGTACATGAACCTTTTGGGGCTCTCTCAGGCTCCCACGGCACGCACAGAACAAGAAATCCGAAATGCTTTAGCTGCTCAATACATGCAGCCGGGGATCGGTGAGGGCGGAATTCAGGGAGTTGATGAGGCTGGCCTATCCGCAGCAGTTCAAGCGGAAATGGCTAAGGATGCTCAAGCAAGACAAGAATATGAAGCTTTGAAGGCTTCGCCGGAGTTCGGCAAGTACACGCGCGACTTTGGGATGCAAGACTTTGAGCAAGATCCTGGCTATTCCTTCCGCATGAGCGAAGGTCTAAAGGCATTGGATCGTCAGGCGGCTGCTCGCGGCGGCTTGATCTCTGGAGGCGCTTTAAAGGCTTCTCAACGATATGGGCAAGACCTTGCAAGCCAAGAGTACATGAACGCCTTCAATCGTTACCAGACCAATCGAGCGAACCAACTTCAGCCGCTGGAATCATTGATGGGTCGAAGCCAAACAGCCGCTCAGCTCCTTGGTACTGCTGGCCAAAATTATGCATCAGGGGCAGGCCAAGCGTTGCAAAATGTGGGCATGGCAAAAGGATCCGCATACGTTGGCGGAGCAAATGCGTTGTTAAATGCAATTGGCCAATACCAACGAGCCGGCGGATTTAATAGCCTTGCCCCAGGTGGTTCAAGCACATATTATGCTCCGGACAATATAGACATCGGCGGCGGCATGAATCCTATTAAATACGGATAAAGAAAACGATCATGGCAAAATCATTCCCGTTGGCGCTTCAAGTGCAAATGCCTGAATTTACTACGCCTCAAGAATTTGAGGCTCAAAGGCTTGGGCAAGAGCGAGCAAGGTATGCAAATGAGTTGGCAAAAATGCAAGCTCAAGAAAACAGGCGCAGCCTTCAAGAGCAGGAACAGGTTAGAAATTACCTGTCTGGCGGCGCAAACTTGACTGCTCCAGAAACTGTAAAAGGCTTATATGGCTTTGGCAAAACTGGCGCCGAAATGGCTCAAAGAGTCATGGCCGCAAAGAAAGAAGAACGCGAAGCGGCCAAGTCTCAAGAAGACCTAATGTCCAAAATTCAATCCAGATATTTGAATCAAATTGGATCAGCGCATTCTTTTAAAGAAATAGCAAACATTTATCAAGGAATGTTCAATGATCCATTGGTTGGCCCAATGCTTAAACAATCCGGAAGGGATGTTAATGTTGGGTTAAAAGCTATTGAACAAGCTCAAAACTCGCCTGATCCAACAACCGCATTTAGAGATTTGCAGCTCCGAATGGCTAGTGGCGTTCAAAAATATCTTGAAATGAGCAAGCCAACGGTCATGCAGCAAGGAAATAGACTTGTTTCAGTTGAACCAATTTCTGGGCGTGTTGGCGTTGTTCCTGGTAGCGAGTACGAGCAACCTATTACTCCATATCAAAAAGAGCAGATGGTTCTGCAAAGAGAGCTTGCAGGCCAAGGCGTTTCATATCAAACAGATGCCCAAGGTAACATTATTGCTTTGCCTACAAGAGTAACTCCGGGAGTTCCTCCTGTGGCAAAACCTGTAACTGGAGAGGGCGGCGGACCTATTAAAGCAAAACCAACTGCTTTTGCCGAAAAAGCAGAGGCTCAAAGAAAACAGATGTCTAGAGACATTACTTTGGCCATAACTGAAATTGAAGATGCTATTAAGCCCGGCGGATTGCTAGAAAAATCCACAGCCAGCGGATTAGGTAAGAGGTTAGACACTGGCGCGGCATACTTTGGAATATCTACAGAAGGCGCTCGATCGGCGGCGGCGTTAAAACCGATTGCTGATCTTGGATTAAAAATGGTTCCAAGATTTGAAGGCCCTCAGTCTGACAAAGACACCCAATCTTATAAAGAAGCCGCTGGGCAACTTGCCAATGAAGCTTTGCCTATTGAGACAAGAAGAAGTGCTGCAAAAGTTCTTGTAAAGTTAATGAAAGCCAGACAAGGACAATTTGTCAATCAAGCAATGGCTAATGAGGGCATTGCCCCGGCTGTGGAAGTTTCGGCCCCCGCAGCATCGCCAACAAACCGTCCATCTCTAAACGATATTTTCGGGGGCAAATAATGGCCACGTCAATTCAAGAAAAGATCACTAAAGCAAGAGACGCGGGTTACAACGATGACGAGATTGTTAAGTTTCTTGGGGAGACCCCTGACTTTGGGCCGAAGTTAAAAACTGCTATTGATGCAGGCTACAAGCCTGATGAGATTTTAGGTTACCTTTCTCAGCCCACTAAAACAGTTTCCGAAGGCATTCCAACTCAGCGTCGAGTTGACTTTGCTTCAATGACCCCGGAAGAACGGAGACAGGCAAAATTTGCTACTGTGCAAGCAACTAATCCATTGATTGAGGTTGCAGCGGGAGGTGTTCGTGGCGCTGGATCTATTGGCGCAACAATTCTTAGGCCATTTGAGACGGCGGAAGAAAACGTGCAGCGTCGTCAAGCAATGGACGAAGCATTGCAACAGTTGACAGGAGCTAGGCCTGAGTCTTTTGGGTACAAAACCGGAAAAATTGGTGCTGAAATTGCTGGAACTTCTGGGCTTGGTCGTTTTGCTGCAAACGCTTTGCGTATGGTTCCTGGAGCTTCAACAGCAGTTCCAAACTTTTTAAATGCACTTCAAACAGGCGGATTCGGAACAGGGAAAATTATTCCTTCCGTTGCTGCTGGTGCAACTGTAGGCGGCGCTACAAGTGGCCTTATTAATCCTGAAGATGCTGGAACAGGGTCATTGATTGGGGGCGGACTTCCATTGGTTGGTAAAGGTGTTCCCGCTGTTGTGGGAGCCGTTACGCCAAATGTTGTAAAAGAAGCGTTTGCAGCAGGCAAGCAAAACGCAACTACTTTTATTGACAACTTGAGAAAAAATGTGCCTGTTGATGATGTTCTTGATGTATTAAAAAACGGCATCTCTCAGATGAGAAATGACGCATCGGCATCTTATGCGACTGCAAAAACTGGATGGGCGGCAAACACAAAACCATTAGATTATTCAAAGGTTAATGCCGCGATCAATAAAATTGACCAATCAATTACTCATGCTGGCAAATCAATTATTGGGTCAGATGAGCAGAAAATCATTTCTGAAGCAAAAGATGCCATTGCGCAATGGAAGGTAGATCACCCAACGCCTACAGCCATTGATTTAGACGCTTTAAAACGTAGATTGGATGCAATCTACCCAGAAAGCGGAAAACAGACGCAAGCAAAAAGGGCTCTATCTGAATTTGAATCGTCTGTAAAACAGACAATTGTTGATGCTGTTCCAGAGTACAAAGATGCAATGAAAGCCTACGAAACTCAGACTAGGCTTATAAGAGAAATCAGTGACGCTTTGGGTGGAAGCGATAAGATTAAAAAAGAGACTGCACTAAATAAGATCATGCAAGCTCTTAAACAGACGCCTTCCGGAGAGTACAAGCAAGCATTGATTGGGCAACTTGAATCTCAAACAGGGCAACAACTTAGGCCTGCAATTGCAGGTCAATTGATGTCTGATGTCGTTCCTCAGTCCTTGACAGGCAGAGGTGCGTTGGGGCTTGGCGGAGCTGCCTCAATCATGAACCCTTCTTTATTGCCTGCTCTAGCTTTGACTTCTCCTAGACTTGTTGGCGAAACTGCTTATGGTGCTGGAAGATTTGCTGGAGCACTTCCAAGAATTACACAACAATTCCCAGTGGTGCAAAATGCTCTTGCTTCATTAACAAGGACGTCAACACCAACGCAACAATTAATTGTGAACGCATTAAGTCAAAATCAATAAACGGAGCAATCAATTGGACAATCAGATGATTTTCAACGCCGCCGTAAGCCTCGCGGGGTTCCTTGGCGGATGGGTTCTGAACAACATTTACAAGGCAATTGAGCGACTAGAGGAGGAGACTAGATCTTCCCCTGCAAAGTACGTCCGACGTGATGACTATAGAGAAGATATGCACGAAGTGAAATCGCTCCTCGGCAAAATCAGTGACAAATTAGACAATAAAGAGGATAAAAAATAATGCTCACCCTACTCAGCACAATCGTCTCGTTTCTGGCGGGCGGATTGCCCAGGTTCTTGGAGTTCATGAAGGATCGCAGCGACAAAAGACAAGAGATTGAATTGCTGGGTATGCAGATCCAGAGGGAGTTGGAACTCCGCAAGCTTGGCTTTGATGCCGAGGCAAAGCTTGAGGAGATCCGCTCCGCTCAACTGGAAATGGATATTGCAAGCCGCGAGATCCAGGCCAGAATCGGCGCACAGAGCGACGAAATGAAGGCGATCTACACCCATGACGCGGCTATCGGCGAGGGTGCTAGCCAGTGGGTGATTAACCTTCGAGCGTCTGTGCGGCCTGTGGTTACCTACGGGTTCTTTATCCTCTTGGTGCTGATTGACATCGGGATTTTCTTTTACGGTGTAGCTGCTGGCGCATCGTTCGTTGATGTTGCGGCGCAGCTCTGGGACGAGAACACCCAGGCGCTATTTGCCTCCGTGATAGCGTTTCACTTCGGCGGCAGAGCCTTCGGCAAATGAAGACTTCAGAAGTCGGCATCAGCCTTATCAAACACTTTGAGGGTGTCAGGCTCAAGCCATATAGGTGCCCTGCTTTGCTCTGGACTGTTGGCGTCGGGCATGTTTTGTACCCGAGACAGCATCACTTAACACTTGAGGAGCGTATGCATTTCCAGCTCGCTCCAGCTCACAACCGGACATTCACACAAGAGGAAGTCAATGATCTACTCAGAAATGATCTTCGTCGGTTTGAGCGAGGTGTTGAAAGATTATGCGGAAGAAACACAACGCAATCTGAATTTGATGCTCTGGTTAGCTTCGCTTTCAACCTTGGGCTCGGTGCCCTTCAGCGGTCAACGCTCAGAAGAAAGCACCTCAGAAAAGACTACGCTGGAGCAGCCAGCGAGTTTTTGAAGTTTGTCCGAGCAGGCGGGAAAGTCCTGCCCGGGTTACAACGGCGTCGTATTGCTGAACGGCTTTTATACGTAAAGCATCACGATACCGGTGATGCTGGCGATGATTAGAACAATCATCAACAGGCTTGCGGCCATTGATGCGATGCCTTCAATCTCGGTGGGTTCGTTCCATTCGAAATCTGGAACGCAATCGCATTGACGACCTTGATCACAGTTACCGTTACACATCATCGTCCCCTTTCAGTCTTTGAACAATCAGAGTTGAATAGCCTGCGATGTCGTGCCAACTATCAGCGTAGTCAGCATCTCCGTTGATGATCCTGGCAATCTTGTGACAGATCATCTCTAGGGCCTCTTGCTGGTCCAAGGCAAGAATCTTGCCTCGATGCTTGAGGTGTGTCCGGATTACAAGCTTGAGATCTTGTGAGACCTCTGCATGTCCCGAAAACTTGCCGTATTTCTGGCCACGCTCTTGCAATGTTCTTTCCACGTTTTCACTGTGCATTTTTGAGTCTCCGCA